AGGATAAGTCAGTGATTGACAATATCATGCAAGCGTACGGTGCAGGTATTGAGAACGCAAAATCACAGGCTAAGTCTGAACTGCAAGCCGAAAACGACACATTAAAACAACAGCTTGAGCAACAGACCCAAGCTATCAATGATCTACAGGCCAAAGAGGGAGCAAGTGCTGAAAGCAAACAACAGCTTGAAGAACTCAAAGCCCAATTTGAGCAGTACAAGCTAGATAGTGAGGCAAACCTTGCTCAGATCACTAAAACAAACGCTGTAGCCCTTGCTTTGAAAGACGTAGGAGCTTACAACTCAGAGGATTTGATGAAATTCATTGACCTAGACAAAATTGAGCTAGGGGAAGATGGGAAACCTCAACTAGAGGACACAATCAACTCACTCAAAGAGTCAAGCCCTTACCTATTCCAAGTTGAGGACAAGCAGCCTAACCCTAATATCTCAGTGCACGGAAATCCACCAGCAGGAACTGGATACGATCATCTAAGCGCAGAGGACAAAGCCCTATTTGCAGGCTTTGATAGCGTATAAAACCAAAAATAAAGAAAAGAGGATTATTACACATGGCAGTAAATTACGCAGCAAAATTTGATGAAAAAGTAGATGAGCGCTTTGCTAAAGAGGCCCTATCTACTGGTATTGTTAACCAAGACTTTGATTTCCTTGGTGTTGACACCGTCAAGGTCTACTCTATCCCTACATCAGGAATGAATGACTACAAGACAACTGGGCAAAACCGTTACGGTGAAGCTGAGGAACTTGGGAATACAGTTCAAACTATGACAATGAAGAAAGATCGCTCTTTCACATTCACGATTGACAAGAAATCTGAACAGGACACAAATGGGGTCATGGAGGCTGGAAAAGCCCTTGCGCGTCAGTTGTCAGAAGTCATTATCCCAGAAGTGGACGCTTACCGTTTTGCAACAATCGTAGCTGGTGCAGATACAGATCATATTGCTACTGGTTCAGTAACTAAAACAAACGCCTACGAGCTTGTTCTTGATGGTCAGGTTAAGCTCACTGACGCTTTTGTCCCTACAGCTGGCCGTGTCTTGCATGTATCACCTAAGTTCTACAAACTCATCAAACTTGACCCAACATTTGTGAAAAATTCTGACCTTGGTCAAGAAATCACTATCAAAGGTCAAGTAGGTATGATTGACGGCTTGCCAGTAGTTTTGACACCTACATCACGCTTGCCGCAAAATGTAGAGTTTATTATCGCTCACCCTGTGGCTACTCCATCTCCTATCAAGTTGGAAGACTACAAGATCCACGATAACCCACCAGGAATTAACGGTAAGCTCGTTGAGGGTCGTATCCGTTATGACGCTTTCGTTCTTGACAACAAGAAGAAAGCTATCTACGTTCACAAATCAGCATAAGGAGGCTTACTAATGGCTAAGGAGAATGAAGAAATCACAGATGAAGTTGTGGAAATCCAAGAAGTGACAGAGGAAGTTGCCAAAAAAACTGTTACTTTGACAAAAGACGGGGTTTCTTTTACCCTGTCTGACCCGATTATGATTTCAGCCTTTGAAAATCAAGGATACGAAGTGGAGGAATAAAGTAAATGAGTAAATTTAAAGCTACATCAAATGTGGTCTTTATTATCAATGGCTATGAGAGAGCCTTTGATAAAGACACAGAGTACAACATGGAAAAGGATGTAGTTGCTGAGCTCAACGCTAAAGGTGCTATCACACACCCTGAGCTTAGTCCATTCTTTGTACCTGTTGAAATTGAAGAAACAGAGGCGGATGATTAAGACTGCCTCTTAAAAAGGAGGAGGTGGTTACTATCACTTATTTAACACAAGATGAATTTAAGGATTTTGGCTTTGATGAAGTTGAGGGCTTTGAAGAGCTACTAAAGAGGGCAGAGATTGCGATCAACCTCTTTCTTAACAATTTCTACAGCTTTGTAGATTTTGAAAAAGAGATCGGGCACAGAAAGCAAGCTGTCAAGCTGGCTACGGCTTTCCAAGTGGCATATTTGGACGCTAGTGGGATCACTACGGCTGATGATAAGCAATCAGTTTCTACTGTGGTTCTAGGGCGTACTCATATCACTTACAAGAACTCCTCTAGCCAGTCTTTAGAGAGTGCTAGGTATAACTTATCACTTGACGCCTTGAATACTCTGAAATCAGCAGGATTTGGCTTTAGGGGGGTAGGTTATGACAGACATTGATAAACGGTTATTGATTGATACTGTAACAATTCAGAAAACCACAGGAGAAAAAGACGGATGGGGTAAAGAAGTATTTGAGAGCCCAGTGACTCTTAGAACTGTTAGGTTTGACAGACAGTATCAAGTGCAAGGCACGAAGAACAACCGCAAAGAGTCCAAGCCTAGCACATTATTTGTGTACCCTAAATATTGCCCTGTCATCTTAGACAAGACCTTTGAAAATGCCATTATCAACGACGGAGAACGTGACTACAGAGTGACCTCTGTGGTTCCTGTCAGTTATCCACACAAACAAAAAGTATTTTGCTATGAAGTGGAGTGTATCTGATGGGAACAAGCGTATCTGTTAAGGTTGATTTAAAGGGCATTGAGAAAAAGGTATCCCCAACGGCATTAGCAAAAGGGAAGTTAGCAATAGCTAATCAGATGTTGATTGACTTTACTCCTTTTGTGCCACGCAAAAGCGGTGAACTTAGTGGAAGTGGCCAAGCGACAAAAGACGGAGTTAAATATCCTGGACCTTATGCTAGAGCTCAATTTTACGGCTCAAGCTACAACAAGGTTAGGACGTTTGTCTTTAAGAAGTACACTACACCTGGAACAGGTAAGCGGTGGGACTTGAAAGCTGAGGCTCTACATTCTAGTGAGTGGGGGAAAGTTGGTCTAAGAGCAATGGGAGTAAAAACATGAATAACAATGATTTTTCAGAAATCCTCAGAGATTTCATCAATACACTAAACCTCCCTCTGACTTGTAAGCTTGATTACTTATCAGAGGGGGAGGATTTAGTCCTTTATCCTTTGCCTGGTGGGAAGATTTTAAAAGAGTACATGAACGGCAAGCAGGACATTAGCCTTGTCTTTGAGGTGGCAATCAAAACGACTGATCACCAGAAGACAAGCTCTATCCTGTGGGCCATCAATCGTGCTCTTGCTGATTTTAATCTGGATCTACCTAGCAAAAACAATTCATATCAATTCAGAGGCCTTGAAGTATCTCAGCCATTTCTTAATGATCGAGATGAGCAAGGTTTTTATATTTACATGCTGGATGTCACAGCACAATTAGAAACAAATGGAGGAAATTAAATGCCAAAAATGAAGAACGCCAAGCGCAAACACTTTCTTGCGCCATGGTTACCAACAGCACCAACTACTGAGCCAGGTAATGACGCCTGGAAATGGCTTGCGGACGGAGTAACAACCGCTGAGGCTGAAAACGACGAGGAGACAGATGACATTGCATACTACAACGGTGACGGCACTAAGAAAACAGTAGTAACATCTGTCAAAAACGGATACAGCTTTGAGGGCGACTACATCAAAGAGGACGAGGCTCAGGCCATTGTCGCAGGTATGCGCTTTAAAACTGGAGATGACCGTAATGTCTGGCTTAAAGTGGTAGAGTCTGATGGCAAGACTCAATATGTCGGAGTAGCTACAGTCTCAGGTATCAAAATCGGAGGCGGAGAGGCCTCTGAGTATGAGGGCTTTGAGGCAACTATTAGCTGGAATGCGGCACCTAAACAGTCTGCCGTAGTCGGTGGATGATTTGATCTAGGGGAGTGAATAGACTCCCCTTTTTATTTTTGACTTAAAAATTAGTAGGAGAAAAAACAAATGGTAGTAATTAAAAAACGTGATAATGTCATCCCTGTTGACTTTGGAGAGTTCAAACTTGAATTTGTAGCCAATGACAAAAATATCCAAAAAATGGAAAAACTTGGCACAATCCTTAAAATTGAGGGCGAAAAACTAGCTAAGACAGAGGATAGTAAGGCCTTTGAAACATTACAAGACTTAGTCAAAGACTCTTGGACAGAGCTGTTTGACAAAGAGGCGTTTGACAAGGTCTACTCATTCTCTAATGAGTCTACAGTGGACGCAATGGCCTACTTACTTGAGGCAATCACTGGAGTCATCTCAGAATGGGAGAAACGTAACAACACAGACGCTCTCAAAAAGTATCTAGGTGACTGACATGCTGGACCTATCAAGGAAATTGACAGATGAGTTAGTCCTTGGTGATGATGTGTATCCAATGAATATCGCTTTTAACAAGGTCTTGAAAGTGGTGGAGCTGATCAATGATGATGACATTGACGAGCTTTACAAACCTTTCCTGGCTATTCAAATCTTGACTGGTGTAGATTTTACTCAGGCTTTAACTCCTGAACAGGCTACAGCAATCTTTAAGATGATTTTTGAGGAGCATATCAGAATTATTCCAGCTAAAGACACAGCACCAGTACTAGACCTTGCAGGGAACCCAATCAAGAGCAAGATACGCTCTAGGAGCCAATCCGAGGGAGGGGATCGTCTTTTTAGCTTGAAGTACGACGCTGAGTATATTTACTCATCATTTCTACAAGCTTACGGCATTGACCTTATAGACGCTCAGAACAGCCTACACTGGAAGAAGTTCAACGCTTTACTAAATGGCCTACCTAGTGACACTAAGTTTGCCGAGGTGCTGAAAATACGCTCTTACAAGCCCCAAAAAGGGGACAGTAAGCAGTACAAGGAGAACATGAAGAAACTCAAAAAAGAGTATGCTCTACCTGATGAATTTGACTACTAATTTTAGAAAGGAGGTACACAATGGCAGATGGTTCAGTAACTATCAAGGTTGACATGGATGGATCAAATGCTCAGGCTGGAGTCAGTAAGCTCAAGTCACTTTTTGGAGGCCTTGAGAGTGCAGGGCAAAAAGTAGGCTCAGTATTCAAGTCAGTACTAGGTGCCAATTTGATTGGCTCAGCCCTTACTACAGGGATTGGGACTATTACTAGTGGTATCCGTGAAATGGCCTCTGAGCTCAACAGTTCACAGAAAGCCTGGAAAACTTTCGAGGGAAACCTCCAAGCCTTTGGACGATCAGCTGAGGAAATCAAGAAAGCAAAGGAAGAAATGCAAGACTTTGCGACAAAGACCATCTACTCAGCCTCTGACATGGCTAGTACCTACTCACAGCTTGACGCTGTTGGTACAAAAAATGTAGGTAGTCTAGTTAAGGCCTTTGGTGGACTTGCAGCCTCTGCTGAAAACCCAGCTCAAGCCATGAAATCACTGTCAACTCAAGCAACGCAGATGGCAAGTAAGCCTAAAATTGCTTGGATGGACTTTAAGATCATGATGGAGCAAGCTCCTGCTGGTATGGCTGCAGTCGCAAAAGAGATGGGAATGTCTACGGCTGATCTTGTAAAAGCTGTCCAGGATGGGAAAGTTAAAACTGAGGATTTCTTTGACGCTCTCAACCGAGCAGGGAACTCAGACGCTTTCCAAAAAATGGCCACAGAATTTAAAACTGTAGACCAAGCCATAGATGGAGCCAAGGAAAGCCTCTCTAATAAACTCATGCCAGCCTTTGAAAAGCTTAATAAGTTTGGTATCAAGGCAGTAAATGCAGTTTCAGACGCTTTGGACAAAATCAATTTTGACAGTGTAGCTGATAAGCTAGGAGCTTTCTTAGAGGGCATTGATATAGACGGTATCATCTCAACCGTGACAAGCGCTTTTGCTAACATCGGTAGTATTATTGGCTCAGTAAACACAGTCATCCAAGATTTAGTTGCAGGTGCTCAGACAGCCTTTGAGGCTTTTAAAAACACTGGAGCGCTTGACAATGCTGGTCAGGCACTCAAAGACTTATCAGAGGCAGCGCTTGACCTAGCAAGTAAATTGGCAAACGCTATCCCATGGGAAACTATCGGAGAGTCAGCTGGTAAAATCGTCAATTTTGTTTCACAGATGGCGAGCTCATTTGCTAAGTTTATCAAAGGGCTTGACCCTAACACTATCAGAAATGTAGCAACCGCTCTAGTGACCATGGCTGTAGCCTTAAAAGGCATTCAGACTGGAGTGGCAATCGCCAAGGGTCTCAAGTCAGCTTTTGATTTTGGAAAAACAATCATAGGCCTAATCGGTAACATCTTAGGGCTTACCACGGCTCAACTTGCAAACGCTGGAGCAAGTGCTGCAATGAGCGCTGGTAATACAGCAGTCGGAACAACGGCCGCTACAAGTGCCAGCTCAGTCATGCAACTAGGTGCCGCAGTCCTTATGATTGGGGCAGGTGTCTTGATGGCAGCCGCTGGAGTCTATATCTTAGTACAAGCTGCTATACAATTATCATCAGCTGGAGCTGGTGCTGCTATCGCTCTTGTCGCTATTGTGGCAGGGATTGCCTTGCTTGCCGTGGGTGCCGCTGCAATCGGTCCAGCATTAACAGTAGGCGCAGTCGGTATTCTAGCCTTTGGCGCTGCAATCGCTCTAATTGGAGCAGGTGTCGCAGTCGCTGCGCTAGGGATAGCCGTATTAGTTGACGCTATCGCTAATGGTTTCGCCTTGATCATCAACACGATTTCAAGTAATGCGCCTCAGATTATTAGCATTATTCAGGCAATCGCTGAGGGTATTCGGACAGGCATGGATGGTGTAGCTAATATCATCATCTCTGTAGGCACAGCCATCAATACTGCTCTACAAGGTATCGCTGATATTTTCAAGTCAGTTGGAGAGTCAATCTCTACGGCTGCTCAAGGTATCGGTAAGGGCATTGAGAGTGTATTCAATGGCATTTCAACGGTCATCAGCTCAGTTGGTGGTGCAGTTAGGACGGTTTTAGATGGGATCGCTAATGTATTCACATCTATTGGAACAGCTGCAAGAAATGCAGGTCTAGGTGTAAAGGCAATGGCTGAGGGCATTCAGTTGCTTGTGGGGCTCAATCTAATTGATCTAGCAAGCACTTTGACAGTGGTTTCAGCAGGTCTTACTGCTATTGCTAACTCTGGTATCGCTACGGCTGGTCCTGGATTGCAACAAGCAGGAACTGGATTGATGTTGATTGCTACATCTGCTCAACTTGCAAGCGTAGCTATGCAGTCATTACCTACGGTTTTGACATCTTTGAGCACTAGCCTCAGCACACTACCTGAAACAATGACAATGGCAAGTACAGCCATGAGCACCTTTGCTACATCAGTCATGAGCTCATTTGCGAGCCTTGGGGGCTCTGTGGCAAGCGTTACGGCTCTACAAGTAGGGTTGATGTCTCTAGCTAATGCAATGCTGATGGCTCAAAGTGGAGCCTCTATGATGGCCTCTACATTATCGATGATTAACTCATCAGCTACCTCAGCCTCATCAGCTATGTCTCAACTCGCCTCAAGTATCAGCTCAGCAATGACTCAGGCTCTATCATCTGTGCAAGCAAGCATGATGATGATGGTCACAGTGGTCATGCAATCAGCAACTCAGATGACACAAGCTGGCCAACAAGCAGGGCGTGGGGTTTCTAACGGAGTTACTAACGGTATCCGTTCAGGAATTGGATCAGCAACAGCTGCAATGTCAGCTATGCTAAGCTCAATCCGCTCTGCAGCCATGTCAGGCGTAAGTTCTATGAGATACGCAGGGAACATGATCGGCCAAGGATTGGCGCAAGGTATGTACTCAGCACTTGGGGCTGTCACTGCGGCAGCTAATGCTCTTGTCGCTCAAGCTGAGAGAGCAGCGCAAGCTAAGGCTAAGATCCATAGTCCGTCACGACTATTTAGAGACAATGTCGGACGCTATATCGCTCAAGGTATTGCCGTAGGTATTGAACAGAATAGCTCTGATGTAGTTGATAGTCTGGCATACGTTCAGAAAGAGATGTCAGCGTTCAAATTTGGCGCTGAGGACTTGCTAGGTTTAGGAAAACATACTGTATCTAGTCAGTTTAGACTCAAATCACTCACAGAACGAGCAGAAACAAGCCAAATCGAGGTTATTCGTGACCAGGCTGACAAAGTCCTAACTAGAGCTCTTGAAGTGGCTGAGGAGGCTGTCAAGCGCCCTGTGAACATGGTACTAGATGACGGTACTCTGGTTGCTAAAATCGGAGACCCAATGACTAACTATCAAAATGATAAGTTAATGATTGATAACATGATGAGAGGTATTATCTAATGAATAATGACACAATCACAATCAATGGATTTGACCTCTCTGAGGTTATTGACATTATAGACATCATCCGTCCAGTAGGAAATGAGCGCCACGTTGTCACAAATGACGCTCCACTTGTCGGAGTTAATCTCCAAGAAGTGCGAACAGGTGCCAAAACCATCAAAGTCAAGTTTGCTATGCAATATGGCAACGGCATGACACTTGAAACGGCTAAGCACAAACTGGCTGGCATTTTTAACACCTCAGAGGCTGTCAAAATCGTCATTTCAGACGAGCCTGACAAGTATTACATGGGTCTAGTATCTGGTTCTGTGGATATAGAAAACGTTACTAGATGGTTCCAAAAGGGCAGTTTTGACCTGATTATCCCTGACGGAGTAGCTCACGGATCAACCTATAAGCGCTTTGATAACGGACAAGAGCAACCTGACAAGGTTGTTTTTAATTTAGTCAATAATGGCAACGTCCCAGCTTTTCCTGTCGTTACGGTTAAGAATAACGCCGAGAATGGCTATATCGGTCTAGTCAATGCTAGTGGAGCTCTTGAGGTTGGTGACCGTGAAGAGGCTGATATAGGCGTAGTTAAGCGGTCAGAGGTATTGATTGATTTTAGAGAAGATAGAATTTCAAACGGTTTTGCAAGAGCTACTAAAAATAAGGCTGTGACTAACGATAATGGCGAGAATGTGGTAGGGGTGTCTGAGCTAACGACATTGTGGAATAAGAAACACATTAGACTCAAAGACCAAACCACGCCTGGCAAATATGGGAACTATGCTACATCTCTATCATGGGACATCCCAATAGATAGCGCTGGAGCTGTTGGCTCGCTTGATGACTACATCACAGGTAAACAGATATTTGTATCTAATGCAGCTAATCAATATGGATTTATCAAGATTACAGTATCAGATACAAATGGTCAGTTTTTGTATGGCTTTGAAACATTCAAGCGAACACAAGGACAGGATTGTGAGTTTAATGTGTTTGGCTCTGATGGAAAGGGGAGCTATTACTTTCTTAAGTGCTGGAATTTCACAGGCACCTCTGACAGTGCTTTAAATCCATTTTCATCAACCAAAGGGCAGTTTGAACTCAAGCGCAATGACGACAGGCTCCAGGTTTACTACAAAGGCTCTCATTACAGCTTTACCATCCCTGAAATCAAAGGCAGAAAGTCCGCCAAGATCCATGTCATGCTTGGAGCGTATCATGACAAGCCTATGCTTGCTCACATGTATCTTGATGAACTCTTATACCGTAAGGATTTTGTCCCAACAATAGGAGATGTGCCTAACCGTTATCCAATCGGTTCAAATGTCGTGCTAAACAGTGAGAATGACACTGTCACTGTGGACGGTCTTGAGAAGACTGTGGATGTAGTGGATGGCTCAAGTTTCTTGACTATTCCACCAGGTAACAGTCAGCTTGAGGTCTATTGCTCAAGTTGGGTCAAGACCAAACCCACTGTCAAAGTAGAATTTAAAGAAAGGTATCTATAGCAATGTTATTGACAATACATGACTCAAATTTGAGAAAAGTGGCTTTTATCGATAATGACAAACAGGATACATTGAACTATTTCAATGACACCTGGACAAGATACCTGGAAACTGGTTCTAGTACCTTTGATTTTACTGTTTTTAAAAAGGCTATTATCTCAGATGTAGGCAAAAAGAGGGCCTATAACTCTCTCAATGAGAAAGCCTTTGTTTCATTCAGATACAAGGGCAGAACTTACTTGCATACAATCCGAAAAATTGAGGAAAATGAGAAAGTTATCAAGTGTTATAGTATCAACCTGAACCTTGAGCTGATCAATGAGTACTCTATCCCTTACAAGTCCCCTAAAGCTATGAGCTTTAAGGAATTTTGTGAGGAGATGGACTTGCTCAACTATACTTTCTTGAAAATCGGTATCAATGAGGTTGCTAATAAGAAAATCTCTGCTGAGTGGGAGGGCACAGACACCAAACTTAACAGACTACTCAGTCTAGCTAAGAAATTTGGCGCAGAAATTGAGTTTGACACACGTCTCAACGCTGACAGCTCCATCAAGTCATTTACAGTCAATGTCTATCATGAGCACGACGATAGCCACCAGGGGGTAGGTCAAATTAGTCCAAAAATCTTGAAGTATGGTAAAAATCTCAAGACAATCACTAGGACGATTGACAAAACTGGGATCTATAACACGGTTGTCCCAACAGGTAAGGATGACAAAGGTAACGTAGTTGATATTAGAGGCCTTGGAGCTTGGTCTGTCAATAATGCTAAGGGAGAACGTGAGTTTTACCAGTCAGGGGCTGCTTTGTATGCACCCCTCTCTATGCAGATGTATCCGTCTACGTTCACACACTCAACAGGTGACCGTGACCAGTGGACGAGAAAGGACATGACTGTAGAGAGTTCAAATCCTGAGGTCATCCGATCAACAGCCTACCGTGAGCTCAAAAAGAACTGTTACCCAGCGGTTACTTACGAGGCTGAGGGGTTTGCAGACCTTGAAATCGGAGACACAGTAAAAATCTATGATGACGGCTTTAACCCTACTCTTTTGCTTGAGATGAGGGTATCTGAGCAAGTCATCAGTTTTACCAATCCTAAAAACAATAAAACGACTTTTTCAAATGCTAAGGCGCTTGAAAATCGTCTATCTCAAGGCATTCAGCAACAGCTAGACAGGATGATAGAGGACGCTAAGCCCTACACTATCAAGCTGGCTACAGACAATGGTATAGCTTTTAAGAATAGTCAAGGTCAGACCATTGTGACCCCTACTTTGATGAAAGGGAACAAGGTCATCAACGCTGGATGGCGTTGGGTGGTGAATGGTGTAATCAAAGCTACAAGCTCTAGTTACATTGTCCGAGCCTCTGACATCAACCAAAAGATGGTTTTGACGGTCTCAGCGTGGATTGATAACAAAGAGGTAGCCTCTGAGCAGCTGACTCTTATCAATACATCTGACGGAACGGCAGGAAAGACTCAGTACTTGCATAGAGCTTGGGCCAATTCAGAGGATGGGCGTGATGGGTTCAGTACGTCATCAAGCGCCAACAAGCGCTATTTTGGGACGTACACAGATTTTACAGAGGCAGACAGTCAGGATCCTACAAGCTACAACTGGACAGCTCTCTTTGATAATGTGAGGATTGGGGCTCGTAACTTTGCACTAGGAACTGCTAGAGCAACTATAGGAAATCAAGGGAAAATCTATACACTAGCACAATCAGCTCAGAATTGGCCAACGGTTCAACCACTTTATTTAACGTTTGATTATGTGGCCTCTGAAACCATCAAAGGTTTTAGGCTTAATCGTGTAATTAAATATAGAAACGGTTCGTCAGAACAGTGGGATTTTACTACTGATGATAAAGCCTTAGGAATACAACACATAGATACTACATCTGTTAAATCTGGCACGTATTCTCAACCTTGGTTGTGGAAACCATACTCAAACGGTAGGACTAGCGATCTGATTGAAGAGATTGCCTTGTATCTAAATTTTGAGAAAGGTTCAGATGGAACGGTCATCATCTCAAACCTAAGAGTCAATACTGGAACAGTCCCTATTGATTGGATACCAGCTCCTGAGGATATAGAGGATAGTCTTAACTCTAAAGCTGATCAAGGGCTAACTCAGGAACAACTGAACGCTCTAAATGAGAAAGCTGGAATTATCCAGGCTGAGCTTGAGGCTAAAGTTAGCGCTGACACACTTGATAATTGGATAAAGGCTTACAAGGACTTTGTCCAATCTAACGAGACAGCAAGGGCGCAAGCTGAGAAAGATTTGATTTCAGCTAGTCAACGTGTCTCTAATATTGCTAAGGATCTTGGAGAGCTATCTGATAGATGGAATTTCATCGATACCTATATGAGTTCCTCAAATGAGGGGCTTGTGATTGGTAAGAACGATGGTAGCTCTAGCATGATGTTTAACCCAAACGGACGAATTTCAATGTTTAGCGCTGGTGTAGAGGTTATGTATATCAGTCAAGGGGTCATACACATTGAAAATGGTATTTTCTCTAAGACTATCCAGATAGGCAGATTTAGAGAAGAGCAGTATCATATCAATCCTGACATGAATGTCATCCGTTATGTCGGTTAGAAAGGAGTAGACTAAATGGCAAAGTTTAGCAATTCAAGTGGGAGCTTGTATCTCAATGTTTATGTAGACCAAGGCTCTCAGAGTATCACAGCTAACACATCAACTGTAAACTGGCGAATGACAGTCAGCCGTACAGGCGCCTATTACACTCATAACCATCAAGGAGACAGTACTTTGTCTCTCAATTTAGATGGTCGTAACGTGCATTATAGCTACCCGACATGGGAAACATCAGGCGAGGAGTACACGCTAGCTAGTGGTTCAAGCACAATCTCACACAATGCAGACGGAACTAAAAAACTCCCTATTTCTTGTACGTTCAACCCTAATAATGGCTTGCATGGGACTATCACAGTCTCAGCAAGTCTCAGCCTGACAACTATACCACGCTCTAGCTCTGTAAGCGTGAGCCCTGGAGTTATTGGTAGTTCAGTTACTATCAATATTAACCGTCAAAGCTCAAGTTTCAAGCATACAGTGCGCTATTCATGGGCAGGTAAGTCAGGGACGATTGCAACGAATGTAGACACATCCACCAGCTGGACGATCCCTATTGACTTTGCAAGTGACATCCCAAACTCTGCTAGTGGCACAGGGACAATCTACGTTGACACCTACTCAGGCTCTACTAAAACTGGAACGCAGTCAACCACATTGACGGCTAGCGTGCCAGCTAACATCAAGCCTACATTTTCAGGCGTTACTCTATCAGATTTGAATGGTGCAGCTCAAAATCTCATCCCTCAAGCTAACACGTTCATTCAGGTAATCTCTAACATCAAAGTAGCGTTTAATGGTGCGGTCGGTTCCTACGGATCGTCAATCACTGGATACTATGCTGAAATAATCGGCAAAAACCAGTCCACAAGTTCAAACGGTGGCGGTCTGGGCATTATGAACTATCACGGCACAATCAAAATCAGAGCGAGTGTCTCAGATAGTCGTGGCAGATGGTCGGATACTAAAGAGGTATCTGTGACAGTGCTGGAGTATTTTGCTCCAGCACTCAGCTTTAGCATAGCAAGAACAGGCTCAACCTCTAGCACCTTGACCGCTACGAGAAATGCCAAAGTCGCCCCTCTGACCGTCTCAGGTAGTCAAAAAAATACAATGACTCTGACATTCAAGGTTGCAAGGCTTGGAACTACTAACTTTCAAGTAGACACAGGACCAGCTACTGGATCCTGGACAAGTATCTCAAACCTAGTCAATTCACATGCCAATCTTGCAGGAAATTATCTAGCTAATCAGTCATGGATTGTAATTGGAACGCTTGAGGACAAATTCACTCGTACTGATTTCATGGTCAACGTGGCCACGGAAAGCGTGGTTTTGTCTTATGACAGGTCGGGAGTTGGGATCAACAAAATCAGAGAGCGTGGTGCTTTGGATGTAAAGGGTGACATCTTTGTAAATGGCCAGCCTATTCAACAGTATCAGCTAACTAATAATGATGGAGGTCTAAGTAGAGACAGTGCGCAATGGGATGATGTTTGGAACAAGCAAGGGACAGAATTCGGGTGGAGAAATGGTAAGTACGCAGACAACCCTACTGGTAACGATTGGGGCCTATTTCAAAACTATTGGCTTGACAGTTGGAAAGGCGTGCAATTTTTTACAGGAGTATCCTCAAACAGGTTTTTCTTTAGGTCTTACAATAACAATACTGAGTGGAAACCGTCGCAATGGAAAGAAGTTGCTACCAAGGACGATATTCAGAGTCACACTCAAGGCACTGATTGGCAAAATCTACCATTGCAAAATGGGTGGCAACGTCATCAGCAGCACAATGATGTACAATATTCAAAGTCTTTTGATGGAGTAGTATTTTTGCGTGGAGTTGGGACGAAAGGAAAGACAGCTTACGGAACGGTCATAGCTCAATTACCAGTGGGATTTAGACCGTTACATTCAACTTACGTTTTTGCGCTCAACGATGATTTCACAGTCGCGGTTTTATGCATTTTAACATCGGGAGAAATAGTTGTCAAAAATAACGTAGATAATACATGGCTTAATTTTGATAATATTTCATTTAAAATTTAGAAAAAGGAGAATATATGAAACTAGAATACGGTTCAAAATCTTTAGAATATGATGGAAGTGGTGCAGTATCAGCCACTAAGATCACACTTGTCAACGCAAACGGGGCAAATGTCCCAATCTTATTGCCTGCTGATAAAATCAGCTTATCAAACACAGAGCTTTTTGAATTAGCTTTGGAGTCGCTCTATGAGGAGAATTTCCCAAACCGAGCAGAAAACGAAAAATTCAGCAAAGTAGCTCAAGAGCTACAAAAGAACAAAGAGGCAACGGATAAAGCTGAGCAAGCTGCTAGTGAAAATAAAGAAAACCTTGATACTGTTTCAGCTATCACTGAGGTCTTGATTGCCTTGGCAGTATCTCAAAATGGAGGTATGCCTACCCACGCTTATGGAAAGGTAGCAGCATTCATCAAGCCTCTTGCCAAGGACACACGTTACTCAAACGGAGACATCATCTCAGGTGCTTATCCATTTGAAACCAATGCCAAATGGCCAAAAGGCACGCAAACTATCTTTAAGTTTCAAATGCAAGCCACAGAGGGCTATACATACAAAGAGCAATCACTTGCTGAAATGCTGCAGCAAGGCGTCTTGACCGTAGTTATGCCTCGTATCGATTAGACAAGGGGGAGGATATGGCATGGGTTGATTTAATTGAAAAAATAATAAATTCCTTGACAAACCCTACAACAATTGGGGCAATTGTCGCTGGTTGGTTTGGGGTTCGGACGATAAAGGCTGGAAATCTGAATAAGGAACAGTTTCGTGAGCTAAAAGATGAGCTAGGCACTATCCAGCAAGCAGTCGATACTGTCCAGGAAGTGGGCAAGGATAATAATAAAAAGATCAGTGAGGTCAATGATAAGTTAGTAGTACATGATGAGGCTCATTTAGTCACAATGTATCTGAGATTAGAGCGTGACATGACTACTGCTATCAATCGTGGATATACTACAGTCCATGAGTCAGATATCGTGCATAAAATGCACGGCAGTTACAAGAAACTAGGAGGCAACGGATACATCGATAGCCTCTACAGTAAATACACACAATTAGAAGTGAGGAATTAACATGAAAATTAACTGGTTAGTACGCTTTAAGAACAGAGTTTTTGTCATCCGTCTTTTACTAGCTATCATCCTACCAATTTTGACCTACTTTGGGTTAAAATTCGAGGACTTGACTAGCTGGGGTGGGGTGTATGAGTTGCTTTTGAAATTTCTTTCAAACCCTTATCTTATCGGTCTATCGGTCTTTAGTGCTCTAAACATTGTCCCTGACCCTACTACAGCAGGGTTATCAGATAGCTCAAGAGCCTTGACTTATACAGAGCCTAGCGAAGATTAACAAAGAGAGCCTACTAGGCTCTCTTTGTTATTAGAAAGGAGGGCAAAAATTGGAAAAAATTATCAGCAAAAAGATAGAGCTGACAAGCAATATCAGGGGAATTGATAAGCTCCAGCATGAGCTCTACAGTAAAGATAAAGAGATAGCTGAATTTCACTTTACTATTAATGAGTTGACAGCTGAGAAAGTCATCTGTCTATTTCACTTTAAGGGCACCAATCGCTATAAAGAGGTAGAGGCTACCACAGAGGGCAATAGTTTTACAGTCAAATTTGACAATTCTTTGATAATTGCAAGTGAGACAGTGGTAGGGTACATCTATTTTGAAAAAATTGAAAAATCAGCTGATGTATATGCTTTCTCTTTCCATGTGAAAGTTAGTGAGATTGACAAGGCTGCTCAGGCACCTGTCATGGAACAAAAGACAAAGCGTGTCATAGATGTCAATAACATTGTGACAAAGGATGAGCTTGAGAGCTTGCTACCTAAAAATAACGCTCCAGGCGTAGCTTATGATGATAGCGAGCTAAGGGCTGAGCTTGCAAGTAAGGCTAATCAGAGTGATGTGGCCAGTATTTTGGACGACATTAAGGCCTTAAAGACTAAGCCTGACAATGACACTATCTATAATGACAAGCCTCTTGTGGAGCGTGTAGTAGCCTTAGAGAATAAGCCAAGTGTGGACACTAGCGATTTAGTCACTAAGTCAGAATTAGATGGCAAAGGGTACTTGACTCAACATCAGAGCTTGGATGACTACGTTAAACACTCAGAGCTCCCTGACCCCTACAATGATACCGAGCTCAAGAAACGAGTTGAGACTCTTGAAAACAAAAAAGAGGTAGATACCTCAAAATTTGTGACTGAGGAGGCTCTAGCTGGTAAGGGCTACCTTACTCAACATCAAAATTTAGATGAGTATGCTAAAAAATCAGAAATCCCTCGGCCATACAATGACAGTGGAGTTAAGCAAAGACTTTCGCTCATTGAACAAAAAGAGCCTCAAAGACTCAACCTTAACGGCACCACTCTTAGCTTGTCTGGTGGTGGTGGCAGTGTTGTCTTGCCAAGCGCTCCAACTAATACAAGTGGACAAGTCCATGAGTATGAAATTCACGGAACTGGCATGCCTAATGGTAAAGTCAGCGCCCCTGTAGGTACCACTTATGTGGACACAGCGGTCACAAATGGCGCTCTCAAATGGATAAAACGCTCAGGAACTGACTCTCAGGGATGGGAGGTGCTAACTGGGGATACTGGTTGGCGCACTCTCACTATCGTGTCAAAATTGGGAAACTCTTATCTAAAAGTAAGGCGCAAAAATGACACTGTGATGTATCAATTTGGTGGACTCTCTTGGGGGTGGTTTGGTATTGTCAGGCGTGGAGGTGCTGGGTATCAAGTCCAACCTAGTGACCGAGAAAGAAACTGTTATATCTTAGGACTAAACGGTGTCCCTGTAGGATTTAGGTCAGAGTTTAGCCTTATTGGGGGCATATACAATGACAAAGGTGTCCCTTATGGCACCTGGTACTTAGGAGGTATGGGAGACAGTAACATGCTGAGGTTTCAGTTTAACGACCCTGTCCCTACGGATAGGGACATCGGAGACATTCGTGTCAGCTCTATCTCATATCTTACGAGTGAGCCTTGGCCTACAAGGCTGCCATAAAATGAAAGGAAATTTTAAATGGTAGAAATTATCAATACTAATGTATTTAATGGAATTGCTGGGGCAAGACCTACACATAAACCAAAATATTATATCTTACATAATGACGCTGGCTCAAAAAGTGCAAGTGGCTACATTGAATGGTTGCAAGAACGTTATAACAATGGTCAGTCAGCTCTAGGTTTTGCTCATTACTACATCACAAGAGATGAAATTGTACGAGTTGAAAACACCTACAGTGGCACCTGGTCAGCTGCTAACTATGACGCTAACATGAACTCTATCAGCTATGAAGTTTGCCAACAATATAATGCCTCAGACGCTGAATTTATTGAGAATGAAAACATGGTCTTGAGACAGATGGCTGAGGATATGACCTATTATGGTGATACTCCGAACTACTCTAATATCAAGTTCCATAATGAATTTTCAAGTACATCATGTCCTAAACGTTCTTTAGCTCTACATGGCGGCTACAATGACAGTCTTAGAGACTATGTTATTGCTAAAATTAAACATTATCAAAGTCTAGGATCAACCGTTCAAGAAATGCTAGGCGAGGCCAAAGCAGAGGCTGGATGGCACAATAATAGCACTGGCTGGTGGTATGTCAATGAAGATGGCACATATCCTACTAATAAATGGCAAGTTATTGATGATGTCTGGTATTTCTTTGATAGCAATGGCTATATGAAAGCTAATACTTGGCACAAACACTCAGACACTAACTGGTACTATTTATTACCAAATGGCGCTATGGCTACTGGATGGGTGCTGATTGATAATAGCTGGTACTATTTTGACAACCAGGGCGCTATGGTCACAGGATGGGTCAAGTACAAAGACACTTGGTACTATCTTGATTATCAAAAAGGCTCAATGGTATCTAATGCCTTTGTCAAATCAGCAGATGGAACTGGCTGGTACTATCTCAAGGATGACGGGTCACTTTCTGAAAAACCTGAATTTGAGGTAGAGCCTGATGGACTGATCACATTGGCTCAGGCTAAAGAAGAAACAACAAAATAAAATATATATAGAAATAATTTCAAATTAGTTATACACACAGAAACCACAGGCTTAGGCTTGTGGTTTTTTTGTTTTTCTAAGTGATAATTTTACTATCCTTGATTGAAATGTTAGTGGTCCTTCTTATCATTAGCGTTCTACTCTTACTGTTTGTGCCAAATCTGACTAAGCAAAAGGATACAGTGAATGATAAGGGGAAAGCTGCAGTAGTTAAGGTGGTAGAAAGTCAAGCAGAACTCTATAGTCTGGATAAAAATGAAGATGCTAGTCTAAGCAAATTACAGGCAGATGGACGTATCACTGCTGAGCAAGCAAAAGCCTATAAGGAATATC